AGAAGGTTCTAATGCCATTAAAAAATAGAAATACTACTTTTATTTATCCTTCTTTCTTACCGCCTTCAATAAAGCTTGAGGATGTATCGACACCCCAAGCAAAGTTTCTCCCATAGCTTTCAACATCTGTTGATCATATATCACCGGCTCTTCTATTTTCTGATCGGACGACTTCGAACGCACCTTCTGGATAGCGCGCTTCGAGTTTTTGAACATTGCGGATAACGAGATCATCGAAAGAAACTCCTAGGGACATACAAGCTTGGGCAATATACCAAAGTACATCACCAAGTTCTACAATCATATGCTCACGGGAAGCGTCATCATATGGTTTACCTTGGAATGTAATTTTTTTAACAATTTCGGCGAATTCACCACCTTCGGCCCCAACACCAATGGCAGCAGTTAATAGCCTATTTAGATCCACCTGATCTTTAAGTTCAGCAAACCTTGCTACGAAAGCATCATAGTCACTAGATTCTTTACTAGTAACAGCAGATACAAATTTTAAATACTCGTCATAATCAACTCTAACTTTCGGAGTTGTATCATCTCTCAGTTTCATAATTAATTCCTTTGTGATTTCTTTGGCGGTCTCTTACCATCTTCCCAAGCTTCATTCACTGAAGTGGTTGGATCATTTTTAATATACTGACCTTTGGCATTCCTAGCTCTCTTTGGTTTAATTCCACCCTTAATCTGAGATACTACTTTCTGAACACGTGAACGTCTTTTAGTTTTCTTAGGTGCAGGTTCTATAGGTTCTACAGAATCAACCACCACAGAATTTGGTGGTGGTGCTACCTTACCAGTAATAACTAAAAATTCCTGTACAGAATCTTCCTTACCAGCCTTTCGACATTCTTCTTGGTATCTCAGATATGGATACCAAAGATGATCTTGAACATTCATACTTTAAATCCTGCAAAACTTCTTTGTTTTTTATCCGAAACCTCAGCATCATCTTGACCTGAATCAACGATGTTTGTCTGAGCACTGTCCTCTACATTATACAACTTCATTTTAGATCTGTCAATACCCACAACAAATCTTTTAAACATTGTAGGATCATTGTATCTATTCTTTAACTGTTTAACCATTATCTGATTTAATTCTTCCAACTCCTCAGTAGATATGAGAGCGAACATAAAATCAGCAGTAGCAGGGAGTCCAAAGGATTCTGAAGTGTCAGTGATGTCAACATCAGTAGAACCAAAACCAGAACGAGTAGTTTGAGTAGCACTGACAATCGGTAGATTTGCTTCCACAGCCAGACCACGAAGTTCCTCCGCAATCGCCTTAACGAACGTATATGAATTAACAATTGTACCTTTGTATCTGCTGGATGAACAAATATTTAGATAATCAATAAAAATGATATCTGGAGTAAAACTCTTCTTAAGATGTAACTCGTTTAACAATGCCCTAAAATGTCCAGCGTGTGCAGAAGCAGTTGGATATTCTTTAATGATTAACTGTCCATGAGTCTTCTTTATTATCTTCTCAACCTTTGTATCATACATTGGTTTTGGAAGTTCTATAATAGATTTAATATCAACATTAAAAAGATTTGCATCTATACGTTCTGCAATTCTTTCCTCAGCCATTTCTAGTGTAATGTACAAAACATTCTTACCTTCCATCAAACAAGAAGCAGCTTGATGACACATAAACAAAGACTTACCAACACCAGTACCAGCAAGAGCAATGTTTAATGTCTTACGTGGTAATCCACCCTTAGTAATCTTATTGAACATGTCAAGATCAAACTTAATCTTATCTTCTTTTAAATGATAAAACTCATATCTAGACTGAGCATCACCAAAATAATCATGTCCTATATGATCATCAAATGAAACTGATAATGCTTCTGATAATATACTAGGTATAGCATCTCTATTCTTTTTCTCATCCTTACCGTCAGCAATCTTAACTGACTCCATTAATGCAAGATATACAGCTCTCTCCTTACACCACTTCTCTGTACTATCAACTAACCAAGTTTGATCTACTTTTTCTTCACTAAAACTATCAATGATAGTAACACACTCTTTAAACATATCTTCAGAAAGATCTTTTCTATTCTCTACCTCAATGGTGAGAACAGACTTAGATGGAAGCCCATCATACTCATTAACGAATTCTAAAATCTCTTGAAATATTGTCTTTTCGGATATGTTATCAAAATAAACATCCTTGATGAAAGGGATTACCTTTCTCATATAATCCTCAATAAAGATTAGATTAGAAAGGATTTTATTCTCAATCCTATCAATCATCAATTACCACCATCGAATGAGCCATAACTATACTCCCTCTTAGCACATTCGTCAAGGGCTTGCATTACTTCCGGCGTAAAATACTTCTCAGGATCTTCAAGAATATTCTTCGGATAGATTTTTGCCTCTCCAATCTGGTAGCGGTTTCCAGCCTTTCTAAAGACTTCATATTTTTCTCCCAGTTCGAGGAGTCCGTAATAGGAGTCCAGTCCTCGTTCATCGTAGAACAACCTAGTAGATACTATAGAGTTTTCTTTAGTGAATCTGGATTTAAATGCTTTACACTTAATGATATTACCAATAACATCTTTACCATCTTTCTCTTTAGATTTGGAGAGATATATTATAGTGGAAGCGGCATACTTCAATCCACTACCACCACCCATCTCTTTAGTAGGCATATAAGCACCCACTACATCATATGTATGATTAGTAACAATTAGAGGTATATTTGCACGACCTAACTTAAGAGATAATATTCTGAATATAGACTTAACTATTTGAGCACGAGTCATATCACGAGTCTCTTTACCAGCAGATGCATCTTCAACTTCCTTTGTTGTAGAAAGCATACCCAATGAGTCTAATACAAACATCAATGGTGGACGATCTGCAACTGGTAACTTTGTATATTCATCCACAACTTTAATCGCCTGTGTTCTAAACTCTTGTACTGTAGTAACAGGAACTAATCCTAATCTTGTAATATCAATACCACGTGTACTAAGCATACTCTTAGTAATGGCTGATTCAGTCTCAAAATATATTACTTGTGCGGCTGGATTTGACTGTAGAAAATTCTTGACGATTGATAAGGCAAAGAAAGTCTTACCAGTGCTTGACTCCCCAGCGAGGGCTGTGATTTTATTGGATGGAAGACCACCAAAGATGCTGCCACTAACGAGGGCATTAAAGATGTAACTGCCAGTATCCACAAAGGAATCACAATCCCCTGATGAGATCCCGTCATCTGCGACTGATGCAAACTCATTGTCCAACTCCTTAATTACATTTTTAAGAAAACTCATAATTCAATTCCTTTTTACTATTGTACCATTAAACAAAGAAAGATTCAAGCGATCCACGCTTCTCAACCTGCCATCCTATTGTCTCTAAGACATTCTTTAAAGGAGCAGTGAAACTCTTTTCAAACTGAGTATCATAATCTATATACTTATTCAGATTAAGCTCAGTTGGAAGTGTCTGAAAATATGCAATGATATCTTCATTGATAGGATTAGGTTTCTGGAGATACACAAACTTAATCTTCTCACCTTCCTGAATGAGTGGATACTTGTTCTGTAATTTCTTCTTCTTTATGTAATGATTATATAGAAGAGCACCTCTAACCTGAATCGGAGTTCCCTTCTTATACAAATCAGCAGAACTTCTATACTTATCTAAATTATTACATCCTCTAGGGAATGATATATTTTCTATCTCTTGTTTCCTAGTCTCCTTACGAACTTCATCAATAAAATTAATTAGATCATCATTCGTATCATTAATTATAATTGTAAAAGCTTTCTTTAACTTATCTCTAAAGAAAGCTGGAGTTGACGAACGAGCAGTCTCCAATCCCATGATCTTAAGTTTTGGTTTCTCATATCTAACTCCTTCACTATCCCACACGTTTAAAATATATCTTTTCTTGGCAGTCCATATACCTCTATCGGCAATGTTCTCCCTTTTCATTATCATCTTTTGGGCATAGGCGTTGACATTCCCGGCCAATTCTTGGTAAGCACCTTCAATAAAAGGTTCAAGTTTAACTTGACACACCTTGTCAAGGAACCCAACAACGCTCTCATTAGTTTTCTCTCGCCCTTGGTATACAGCGTCAACAAAAGGCCCCATATTAAGATAAATGGAATCAGTATCTGAAGCAATAACATAATCTTCTCCATCAGTTTTAAGTACTTTATTTAAATACGCATTAACTTTAGTCTCAATCCAACGTATAGAAACCTGTCCTGAAAGAGTAATCGCTTCTGCATTGGCTATCCTAAAGTAACGAAAATACTCATTACCAATAGCACCATAAGCACTATTAAGAGATATCTTCTTAGCCATCTGAATATTATTACACCTAGATATTTCCTTCTCTAATACTTTAGTTGGAGTTTTCTCATATGACTTCTTAGCTTCAATCATTTTCTTCTTGAAAATGACCCTATCATTATACATCTTCTCCATCAACTTGGGAAGAAATCCCTGAAAATCTCTACTGTACTGAGCACCATTGGCACATACAGCATACTTACCCTCAACTTTTACAGTACCATTTAGAATCCCTTCAACGCTCGCGCTGGGATGTCTAGTCTCCCTGAGCGTTTCTGGACTGATATTGTACTGCATAATAAGGTGAGGATACAGGCTATTAAGGTCAAAATTGACAACCCAATCATAGCGTCCTGCTTTTGGTTCCTTGACATAAGCCCCTGCATAAGCGGTATCTTTTTTATGTGAGATCTTAGGAGGAACCACAATGTGATCCTTCTTAAGATAGTTGAAAATAATATTATCCCAAGTCTTAACCTGAGAATATACATCTTCATAGTTTTGTTTGGCATCATATGCCATAGTAAGACAAAGTTCAATTAACCTCATCTTATCTTCTAGACGATCAACTAGTTCAACGTCAAGAATGTTATAATCAATAAACTTCTGCCAATCATTGGTATAGAATGCCTTGAAGTTTTCAAATTCACTATGGTCTAATTTCTTTTGACCAAGTTCAACAAAAGCAATATGATCAAGTCTATAAGACTCTTGGTTACTATAAGTGAACTTCTTATATAGGTCGAGATAATCTAAACAAGAAACTCCACCAAGATCATAAGCAATATTCTTTCTACCATGAATCGTAAACTCTCTATAGTTAATCAAATTCCAAGGAGAAAGAGAACGCATATGTTTCTCAGAAAGTACTCTCTCAAACCTACGGCAGATATATGGGATGTCATATAGATAAACATTCCACCCAGTAACAATATCTGGAGTATTCTGTACCCAATATTCTAAAAACTTACTTAGTAAATCTTGTTCTGAGAAACAATAAACAAACTCTACATCATCTCGACTATTAACATATTCTCTAGTACCCCAGACAATTAACTTCTTTGTATTCAAATCCTTAATTGAAATACAAAGAATAGATTCAGAAGCTGATTCTACATCAGGAAATCCATTCTCACATTCAACCTCAATGTCAAGAGTGATGATATTCATCACAGACATATCAAACTTAATCTCATCCTGTGGAAACTTATCAGCTATATACTGATATAAGAATCTCTCATAACCATAGATATCAAAGTTATCTACTTCAGAATATTTCTTAATAAAATCTCTAGCGTCCCTCGGAGTTAAAAAACTCAAAGGTTTAACATTCTTATCATCTAATGTTTTGAACTTACTTGATTTTTCAGTTGGTACAAATAATACAGGGCTCATAGTGTCCCTATACATTACCTGTTCACCGTCCTTGTAACCTCTAAAAAGAATTTTATCGGATACTAATTGGACGTTGGTATAAAAATTCATGAATTAATAGAGTTCTTATAAAGTGAAGTTAACTCGCTATTAGGTTCAGACATTGTAGTGATTCTATCAGCAAAAATCAAGGCCTCTGTTTCATCTGTGTAACGAGGCCACTTCCTTAATGAAATAACACCGTCATCATCCTCTAAAACTTCTCTACAGTTCTTTAGGAAACAACTAGGTTCTTCATCAAGTTCTTCTATATCAGCTACTACGATAACTCCAGTAACTAATTCTATTACATTGATATTCATTTTTTTATTCTCCTTGGTACTTTAATAGTCCATGCTGGTGATACTAGATCAACCATTTCAAACTCTTTCTTTGCTTGCTCCCTCAACTTTGCTTGTTTCTCCATATTATTTAACTCTGCCTCACGACCAGGCTCAGGTTGAATCTCACCATAATGAGGATCCCATATCTCAGGATGCTCATGGTTATCAAAGAATTCTAAGATACATTCATCAACCATACTATACAAGGTATCCCATGTCAATGTTCTACGAAGAGTCTCAGCAAGATACTCTGCTTGATTAACAGACATCTCTTGCTTTAAATGCTCTCCTCTTGCCCACACCAATTCATTCAGATCAATAGTGATCTGTACATTATTATGAATAGCCATATTTAGAAGGTAATCACACCATTAGTATACCAGTAAGTTAGCTATAAGTCAACCACCTGTCCTATAATTTGTGATGGATATTCTATCAGTATCATTGCGTCCTCAACCACATCTGGTGGTACAACAATACAAAATCCAATACCCATATTAAACACTCTCTTCATTTCTTCTTCTGGTATCTCACCAGCAAGCATGATCTTATTAAAGATCGGTGACATTGGCCAAGCATTCCAATCAACATGTGCTTTTAATCCTTTGGGTAAACACCTTGGAAGATTCTCTGGTATACCACCACCAGTTATATGTGCCATACCTAAGATAGGAACTTCATCCATCAAACGTTTAACCATAGGAGCATAAATTCTAGTTGGTTCAAGTAACTCAGGAGTATCTTTAAGTACTATCTTATGGTGGAATAATAATCTCTCAATC